TCACTCGAGAAAGCTGCAAAAGCGCAGGCTGACGAGGAACGCAAGGCGGAGCAAATGCAGACCTACGTTGACCTGTATAAAGAGCAGGCCGACCTCACGCAGCAAATTGCCGAAGCGGAGGCAAACCTCGATGCGGAGCGTCAGCGGCGCGGCATGAGGAAAGACGATGTTACCGGCGATTGGGTCAACGGGATGGGATTCTGGACGGAGGACAGCCCGTGGATTGCATGGACCTCCGACATCGACGAGTACAAGAAATCCCTTGAGGAGCTGCAAGCCGCCTACGACGAGAACCAGCAGACACTTGCTGACATCAAAAGCGAGTGGACTGGCGTCGCGCAGGCGGTCGAGGACGCGCAGAACCAGACCGTCACCTATGACGAAGCCGTCAGCATGGCTACGAGCTCCGCGCAGTCTGCTCTCGACGAGCTGACCGCAGCCTACGACAAGGCATACGAATCGGCCCGGACGAGCATCGAGGGACAAATCGGTCTGTTCGACACGATGAAAACCTCGTCGGAACTTTCCATCAGCGATATGGAAAAGGCCATGCAGAGCCAGACGGACTACCTCAACCTCTACTCTGAAAACCTCAAAAAGGCCGCAGAATACGGCCTCGATGACGGCCTGATTAAGTCGTTGAGTGATGGCAGCGAGGAAAGCGCAGGCTACATCAACGCCATCATCCAGAATATCGAGAAACTGGGCGGCAGCACCGAGGGTATGCCCGCAGCAGCCTCCAAATTCGTGGACGAGTTTAACTCCAAGTTCGAGGAGACCGAAAAGGCAAAAGACGCCTTTGCGGACAACATCGCCAAGATGGAGACCGACTTCGATAAGACGATGTCGGACATCGAGCAGACGATGACCGGAACCGTCGAAAAAATGGAGATGGCCGACGAGGCCAAAGAAGCAGCACAGGCGACCATCAAGGCCTACTGCGATGCCATCCGTTCCATGACCGGCGAGGCCGGGAGCGCAGCGGAGGCCGTTGCGAACGCAGCCGCCTCCCACCTGAAAACTGCGCCGACAACGACGCCGACCACCACGACAGTTACCGGTCACGCGAACGGCACTCTGTCCGCACAGGAGGACGTCTACATCGCCGGTGAGAAAGGCCCCGAGCTTATCATCGGCGCGCGCGGGTCCGAGGTGTTCCCCACGCAGGAGACCGAAAGAATCCTCGCAGCCGTGAACAGCGCGGAAAACGCCACGAACGCCCCGGAGCCCACGGCAAGCCCGCTCCCGGAGAATGACCTGCCGGAGGGTATGGAGGCCGTCAAGGAGTATTCCTATCTCACGGCTGACGGGCAGGGCTCTGATGCACAGCCCACCGGTATTGAGTACGTCGAACCGGAGGTGCAGGCGCAGACTACGGAGGAGGCTGCACCCGCAGAGGAGGCCCCGGTCAACACGACTGCCCCGGCCGCCAGCGACGCGCAGCAGGAGGCCCCGGCCTCCTCCTCGGACGCGCCCAGCATTGGCGAGACCGTCAAACGCATTATCCTCGAAATCAACGGCAGCGGCTCCATCGACGTCGGCGGCATGAATGAGGAATCCGTCCTCGACATTCTGACGCGCCATGCAAAGCCAGTCCTTATGAGCATCATCAAGGGTGAAATCTTCGAGGAAGGAGACCTTGCCTATGATTTTTGAGAGCAGTATGCAGCTCTGGATTACGCACAACGGAGAGCGCGAGAAACTGCGCTTTCCTGTTCTGCCGACGAAGTTCGACGTCACTCACGGGACGAAGAACACGAGCGTCACCATCAGTGGCCTCGGCGAAATCCTCGTTTTGCAGGACCGGGCGGCCGTGGAGGTATCGTGGGACAGCTTTTTTCCAGCCGCGTATTTTCCGGGCATCCAGACGCCATTTATGCTGTCGTCACCGGATGCGATGATGCAGCGGCTTTTCGAGTGGAAAATCAGCGCGAAGCCGGTGCACCTCATCCTGACCGGAACGCGCGTAAACTTCTACGCGGCTATCCAGAGCTTGCAGCCTTACAGAAAAGGCGGCGACCCCGGGAGCATCTACTACAAAATCAAGCTCAAGGAGTACAGAGAGGTCAGAATCCGGCAGGTCAAAGTCAGCTCGACCGGAACTGCGACCGTCTCCGGCGGCTCCACCCGGACAGACAACCGAGTGCAGGCGAAAACCTACACGGTCAAGCCCGGAGACTGCCTCTACAACATCTCGAAATCGACCCTCGGCGACGGAGGCCGGTACAAAGAAATCTATTCCCTGAACAAGGATAAGCTCAAAAACCCGAATTTGATTTATCCCGGACAGGTGTTGCAGCTCCCGTGAGGTGAGGCAATGAGCAAGATTACATTCCTCGTCACAAAAGGCGAGACCACCTACGACATGAGCGAGCTGGTGGAGAGCGCGACATGGAGCGGCCGAAAGGGCTCCCCGGCGCGCACTCTTTCCGTATCGCTTATCGACGATGACGGCTGGAAACACGCCCGTTCCGGCATTGATGTCACCAAGGGAAACCACTGTGTTTTTTATTGGGAGGGCGCAGAGCTGTTTCGCGGCATCATCATGCAGCAGAGGCAGAGCACGAAAAAGACCATGACCATCAAGGCCTACGACGTGGGTATCTACCTGTCGAACAACAAAGACAGCTTTTGCTACAAGCGGAAAAAGGCGTCCGAAATCTTCAAGGACTGCTGCGACCGATTCCAGATTCCGTACAAGGACGTGGCCGACACTGGCTACGTCATCTCGGAGCTGCCAAAGGCCAAAACGACAGCCTGCGATGTTATTCTGGACGCCTTGAGCCTCACGTTTAAGGCCACCGGCATCAGGCATTATGTGACGTCAGCCGACGGGAAACTGAGCTTGATAAAGCGGAAAGACAGCATCCTGCAATGGGTGGTGGAAACCGGCCGGAACCTTATAAGCTACGACTACACTTGCAGCATCGAGAAGGTGAAAACCCGCATAAAGCTGCTGTCTAAGGAGGACAAAGTGCTTGCCGAAAAGGCGGACACGGAGCTCGAAAAGACCATCGGCATCATGCAGGACATTTCCACGCCCGACAGCAACACCGAGGAGGCGAACCTCACGGACATGGCTGAATCCATGCTCGCAGAGCAGAAGCTCCCCAGCAAAACGCTGACAATCGAGGGCCTCGGGCAGGCAAACGTCATTTCTGGCGTCGGCCTGTGCATCATCATCAGGCCGCTCGGCATCTCGAACAGCTACTATGTAGACGAGGATACCCACACATTCAAGGGCAACTACCATGCAATGCGCCTTACATTGAACATGGCAACAGACACCGAGCGGAGCGCAAAGGCGAGCGATGAAAAGAGCTCGACCTCGCACTCCGTCGGCGATAAGGTCCAATTTTCGGGTGGTCCCCAGTACGTTGCGTCCACCGCGACGTCTCCGACCAACAGCCCGAAAGCGGGACCGGCGAAAATCACCGCCATCGCCAAGAGCAAGAACGCAAAACACCCGTACCACATCATCCACACGGACAAGCAGAGCACCGTCTATGGATGGGTGGACGCCAGTCAAATCGGATAGGAGGAGCTGCACATGAACCCGGATGAAGCGACGAGCCTAAAGCAGCTCTTTCTCTCCATGCTGCCGAAAGACGGCGGCATCGTTGTCGGCACGGTCACGAAAGAGAGCCCGCTCACCATCCAGATAGAGAACGACGAAAAGCTCGAAATCTCTGGCAGCGCGCTCCTCGTCCCCCGGAACCTGACCGACTATCAAGTGAAAGTAGACATCGCCCTCGCGGACGGCAAAATCGACAGCAACACCCATGTGGGAGGCGCGCACGGCCACAAGTTCCAGTTGTTCGATTCCAGAGGCGGAGGGGTGACCGGCCTCGTCGGCTGCCCGCTTGAGGGCGATAAGGACAAGCCCGTGGGAGACTATCACAAGGTCGAGAGCAGCAAGGAGAGTGCGCACATCCACTCGCTGAAAACCTTTTCCATCGAGAGCGGTCTGCTGACCGTTTACAATGCGCTCAAGACGGGCGAATCTGTCTACCTTCTCCGCTTCAACGACGGTAAGAGCTACTACGCTCTTGAGAGGGCTATCGTATGAGCAGAGTATTTGTTCCCATTCCTATTTCCGGCATCGAGGAGGAGAAAGAGCAGCCGTCGCTCACCTACAAGCTCGACCTCGATACCGGGCGCATCGTCGGAAAGGTTGACGGCCTCGAAGCCGTCAACCAGTTTATTTTGAAAGCACTCCTCACTCCGCGTTTCCACTGCCTCGTCTACGACAACCAGTACGGCAGCGAAATCAAGGACACTGTCACGGACGAGAACGCGACAGAGGAGCTCATCAGGGCGGAAATCCCGAGACTTGTGGAGGATGCACTCCTCTGCGACGGCCGGATTCTTAAAGTCTATGACTTTGAGTTTGAGTTCAACGAGGATTCCTGCAACGTCCACTTCACGGCGGACACTATTTACGGGACCACAGAGGTCGAGGAGGTGATATAGAGTGTTTGAAGCCCAGACCTACGACAAGGTTTTGGAGGAGATTTTGAGCCGCGCGCCGGACGGAATCGACCTCCGGCAGGGCAGCATCTTCTACGATGCTGTCGCAGGCATCGCTTTCAAAATCGCCAAATACTATGCAGACCTCGAACAGGTGTTCGAGATGGTGTTTCTGGTGACGGCGACCGGCGATTACCTGACGCTCAAGGCGGAGGAATACGCCGTTTACCGGCAGGCAGCCGCGACGGCAAAGTACCGCATCAAGTACGACGGGGAACTCCCGGAGCTCGGGACGCGCTTCTTCTGCAGCGGCCAGTATTTTGTGCTGGCGCAGGATGACGCCCTCGGCATCTACATCGAGGCGGAGAAAGCCGGAACGGAGGCGAACGACATTCCGGCCGGAACCTCTGTTGTGCCGACCGACACGCAGCGGAGCCTCACGGCCTGCTCCATCGTCGAGGAGCTCGAACCGGGCGCAGACGACGAGGACGACGAGAGCCTCCGAAAGCGTGTACAGGAGAAAATCGCTGGACCGGCAGAAAATGGAAACCAGCAGCATTACAAAACGTGGTGCGAGAGCATCTCCGGCGTCGGCCGTGCGCGCATAGTTCCCCTTTGGGCGGGAGAGAACACGGTCAAAGGCATTCTCATTGACACGGAGGGCGGCCCGGCGTCTGAGGCTGTTGTGCAGCGCGTACAGGAGTACATCGACCCGGGCGGGACCGGCCTTGGTGAGGGACAGGCCAACATCGGCGCGCACTTCACCGCGACATCCGCCACGGCGAAAAGGGTCAACATCTCTTTCTCCGTGACACTTGCAAAGGGAGGAGACCTCGCCAGCGTCAGGAGCGCAGCGCAGACGGCCCTCAAAGCTCAAATCAAGAGCATCAACCTCACCACGGACGACAGCGAAACGCCCACCCTGCGCATCAGCACGGTCGGCAACACGATTTACAGCCTCTTGGGAGTGCTGGACTACGCAAACCTCCGTTTCAACGGCCAGACGGCAAACGTCGAGGCCGGAAAAGAGGAGGTATTTGTTTTGGGGGAGGTGACAGTAAGTGAAACCAACCCTGTATCCTAACGGATTCCCCAGCGCATACGAGGAGCTGAAAACATTCTACCCGGTGTTCTACCGGGATGTTTTCGAAATGGACGCTATCTGGCGCGCAGCCGGAGGCGGGCTGGACGAAATCGAGGACGGCGTGGACGCTGTTGTCAACAACAACTTCGTATCCCTGATGGACACGGATACGCTGGCGCAGATGGAAACCTTCCTCGGTATCCCTCTGAACCAGAAGCGCACCCTCGAGGCGCGGCGCAAGCTCGTCGCCTTGTACTTCATCGGCGGCAACCACATCGGCTCTCAGGAGATAAAAGATATTGTTTTTGGATATACCGGAGCCTCGTCCTCTGTTGAATTCAAAAATAGCAGAATTTATGTGAAGCTCTTCCCAAATGATAACTCCACATTCTTATCGAGCGACGTCATGGAATGCTTGAAGCGCAAGATTCCGGCTCATCTTTCGCTTTCGCTTGTTCTTGCATATATTCCGGATTTACAGCCAGCCTACGTCGCCGCCGCACCCTGCGGAATGGCTGCCTTTTGCACCGTTCGGCTGCCCGGAAGCATCAAACCCCGCGCCGTCACGGCTCGTGGCTATGTTGCCGGTGCTATGAGCGCAGCGCGGATGCAGACGACCGTTGAACTGCCCGGAGCCATCCACCCGAAAAACATCACCGCGCAGGCATACGCCACCGGCGGGCTTGCGCACACGCACGAAACCGTAACCATCAAGATTGGAGGACAGACAACATGAGCTGGGAAAAATCCAGTTATACAACTGCCGGTGCCGCGCTCCTGTCGGAATCCCTCTCCGGCGGCGCGCTCACCATCACCCGCGCCGTGAGCGGCACCGGCATCGTTGAAACCGACTTGTCGGCAGAAACGACCGTCAGCGGCGAAACGCACGAACTGACCATCCTTGCGATTGACACCGTAAAGGACGGAGAGGAAACGGCCCGGAAAGTCAGCATCCAGATTACCGGAGCAGAAAGCACTTACATCATGCACCAGATCGGCGTATATGGCCGCCTGAATGATGATGCCGAAGTGCTGCTGTTCATCATGCAGGATGAACGTGGAATCGAAGTCCCTGCATCCAGCGTGAACGCTGATTTTGAAATTGAGATTGCTGCCCTTATTGCAATCTCGAACAAAGCAAAAATCGAAATTGCCCTCAGCCCGCAGATGCAGGCTCTCGCAAAGCTGGTCAAGGCCGAGATCGAGAAGCACAATGCCAATGCCGACGCCCATGCGGCGACTATCACGGCAGCGGTCAGCGCAGCCGTGAAGAACCTGTCTGAATCCGGGGAAATCCTGAACGAAGAACAGGTAAAGGCTC